TCGCATTATTAGTTAATTCGGCACTTTCAGCTGCCAGGTTACTAACCCAACTAGGTGCTTGTGGTTGTGTCAAGTACAACCACATAACTAGGTAATCGGGCTTAGAACTCGTAAGACCAGTATGAGTATTAAAAGCTGCGCGGGTTGTTTCGTAACGATTAAACGCCAAAGCAGCCGCAGTAGGTCGGAACTGTAAAAACCACCAAACCTGATAAGCAGCAGCGTTTAGTTGTGTGTACTTAATCCCAGCCTGAGGATCTGACCTAACTATTGTAGGATCTTGCGGGTCTGGTTGACCTACGTAATCACGACCTACAAATCCAGAGTAGTCGGCAGACGTAACGTCTTTATTAGAATCCACCAGCACTTGGTGTAAACGAGAAGCACGTACGTGTATATCAAAATCGTAGTCTATGGACAAATACTGGCTGAGAAATAGGTCTACTAAATAAGAACCTGCTAACGTAGGAGTCTCATAAGTAAAAAATCCGGCCTCACTACAATAAGCTGCGTATCCACTAATAGGTGAAATCGAAAAACTACAAAACGTAGCTAAAGCCTTTACAGAAACTAAAAGCTCTTCTTGGAATTTATCTCTAGCACCATACAACGGTAAAGCACCTACTGGATAGGTTTCTTGTAAAGCCTTAATAGCTAACACTAGAGCTAACCCCAGCAGCGCGTTAGGTGCTACTTCTTTAACTACATATTCACTAACAGGTGGATTCAAAGGAACTGGAAAGCGCTCAAAACCCCACGTAGGTTCAGTATTAACGTTTAGGGTATCAGTGCCCACAAACCAAGCTCTAGAACGAGCTTGGTATATGAATTCCTTGATAATAGATAACACTAAAGAAACTTCTTTAGCTGCTACGGCAGCCAGCAGTCCCCAAGCTACAGTCTCAGGAGGAGACTCCAACATTGAACTACCTAGATAAGGACTTGGAAAAAAACCTCGCTCAACCCAGGGTAATAACAGTTTGTCTTCTACACCAGAAGTATCTACCGTCAGCACACCCTGCACAGACGGAAGTCTTTTGAGGTACAAACGATCACTTAGGTAGCTACCTAGTTGAGGAACCTCGATGTTGCTAGTACTACTAGGGTAAGTAATCTGTCTATATTGACGACCATCTAGCAAGGTAGTTACTTCATACGTATTTATAGGTACACTTGCACTCAACTTACGCCGCTGACTTAACTTACCTGCGCTAGAAAGTTTTAAAGCAGTGCGGTAATTATGATAAGTGGCAGTTACTACCGAGTCATTGGGGACTTTTACCGCCACTACGTTTGCTGGCCCAGTACCATGAGTAAAATTAGGATCCAAAACAGATCCATTAAGGTCTAACCCCAAGGAGGTATAAAAAGGCAGCAAACTAAAGGTCACTAGCTGTTCACCGGATAGGTTACTTTAATATCACCTGGGACTAATAATTCTCCTACACCAGCTGCTACTGAACTACCTACACCAGTAACCACTACAGACCTAACAAAAGGACGCACGGCGTTAACTATAGCTTCAGTGTAAAAGGTCTCCCCTACCGACAACGCTCCTATAATGGTACCTACCAGAGTGTTAATGTTTTCTGTTAAAACACTCAAGTCAGCGTTCAACCCCCTAAAGGGTTCTACTATTAAGGTCAGGTTCAAGCGGCGTTGTGTTACCTGACCTAAAATAGGTACTACTCCGGCGGCCACAAAAGGACTGATGTAAGTCTTGAGTTCTTGTAGCTGACTAGGAGTTAGTAAATCTAAAGAATCAACCCATAACTCCACATACCCTCCAGCTACCGTTTTTACAAAAGCTTTAGTAACCAACGGGTACTGCTGCAGTTTTAAGGTAAGCTCTTGTTTAGAGCCAGTATTAGTTGACGCTAAATATTGACCCACACGCTGTCGATAAGTACTGTCAGATTCTGTGTCTCGACCGCCGGTTAAGTCTCCTAGATAACCACTAAGGTGGGTACTACCTACCACAAACTGAATCTCGGGTCGCTCTAAACAAAACAGCTTAGTGCCTGCTGGAACATTGCTAGCCGAACCGGACAACAGAGCCTTAACCAGCAAACGGACTTCAGTGTTGCTGTATACAGTAGCATCAGAAACTACCACTACGTATTGGTTGCCGTTAGAAAAGTCAACCAACGTAGTCTTACCTGTTAAGGTATAACTAGTCAAATTAGACTCGGCACTGATTATAGCTAATACGTAACCTTGAGCGTAGGTTTCTTGCAACCGGCTAACACCAAAGGATTCACCTATAGCATCTAGCTGTGTACCTACTGCAGTAGTAAGTGAAGCGTTTAGTTGCTGTAGTTTTAAGTCTTGACTGACAGCTACAGCAGCTACACCACGAGCAAGGGTATACACCACTGAACCAGGGTCAGTATCTAACACTAAAGAGCTACCTGACTTAGCTACAGCAATCAGGTAGTCTTGTTGTATTTCTTCAGTGGTTCTTACTTCAGGCATTAGGTAGCTACCATATTAACAGTGTTATCTAACAAATCTAAATAGGTCAAATCTACAGCTACTGAACTAGACCCTAGTGTTTTGTTAACAGACAATACTTCTATTGTAGGGTCTGCTGCCAAAGACTCTGAAACAACTTCTTCTAAAATAGACAGATCAACTTCAGTAGCCGGCAAAGAAACTAGTTCTGGTAGCTTGCTGAAATAATTAGTATCCAAGTCAACCCAACCGGCAGCTTCCTTAACAGCTCTGGTATAACCACCTACAGGTGTAGTCAAGCGGCGCTTGATAGCTGGCGCACGATTACTTTCAACAGCTAACTTTCCACTAGCAGTCAGCTGCAGATCCCCTGAAGGTTTAATAACTAGGTCTACCTTCACTGCAAGCTAAGAGGAGTAGTACTGTCATTGTAGTTTCCATAACTGAGCAAGGCCAACCCCGGACTACCTACAGTCCAAATAACCTCCGCACTACCTAAAGGCTGGGGTCCTTTAAAAGCCTGAACACAAAATAAGTATTCACCTGCCGGCCACAAACCAAAACCGGTTAAGGAACATTCTGTAGAACTAGCAGTTCCTACAGCTATAAACTCAGAGTCCTTAAAAAGTGACCAGCCTAAAGAAACACCTACGTAAGACTCTGGGATGGACAACCTAACCTGCAAACTCCCACCAGCCAAGTTGGTCAGCGGTTCAGGTATAGGTAGATTAGGTACTAGCAACTTAGTACCGTATTTAACCGTTGCCGGCAAAGACAACACCACTTCAGCAGTACCTGCTAATGATTCAACCACTAGCCCACGTAGGTCCTGCCCAAACAGCAAGATATTACCTGGCACTAATTGGTTATCAGAATCCCTAACCACCACTTTTCTTGCTGTTTGTTCTAAGACTACAAAAACATTAGGGCGGATCTCGGGAGAGTAGTTGCTAGTAGCGGGTAAATTAATGTCCATTAAATTAAAAAAGAACGGCTTAAGCGTAAAACTCACCTTAAAGGTCCCACTAACGAGCGTCACCTAAGGCAGTCTTTTCAGCACGAGCTGACTTACCTTCAGGTTGCTGCAAGTAAGTAGGAGGAGTCTCTACATTAGAGTAAGGTTTTGTAGGTAAAGCAACAGGAGGTGGTGGAAGCCCACCTTCTTCACCTTCTTCACTTAAATCACCTTCTTCACTTAAATCAGCAGTTGAATCAGCTGCAGTAGTTGAATCAGCTGCAGCACTACCAAAGTCTCCAACAGCTGATTCTACAAAAGGAGCCCCTGTAGCAATATAGTTATCTGCAGCAGTAGCTAACGCCTCTTCACCAGCTGGGGATTGTACTGAAACTACCGTATTTTGTGGCGTACTAGTAACACCTGCATAACTAGCCCAACTAGAAACTGCTGCAGCAGTTGGCCCTAAAGAACTTTTTTGTAGCATTTGAGTTACGACAGCTCTTCCTGGTCCGTCTAAAGTCTCACCTACAAAATCAGCTAATTTAGTAGGCAGAACGTCACCTAGTAAGTCTTTAACCTGACCTAAACCTAAATCAACAACAGCACCAAAAGGATCTGCAGCAAACTCAGCTACATCTTCTAGTACTTTAAGTGAATTTCCCACACCGGGCAAAGAACCAGCTATTCCTACCGTAGACACCAAAGCCCCAATAACATTTCCGTCTTTTATCTGAGTAGCTAAAGTAGCAATAGTAGCTGCGTTAGCTAATACGTCAGTAATGCCTAAAGAAGAAAGCTTGTCTAAAGCATCTAAATTCAAAGGACTGCGAGCTGCCACACCCGCAGCTCCCATATTGATGTGTACTAAGCTGCCATCTAAAGAAAGTATTCCTAGTGCAGAAACTTTAGCTATTCCCAGCGAACTTATGTTAGTAACAGCACCTGAAAGGCTCAAAGCACCGGTAGCAGACACCTGCCCCACTGCCCCAGCAGACACAGAAAAGTTTTTCTGAGCAGACATTTTTACAGCATCACCCGTAAAAACCACATCTTTAGTAGCTCGACCTACTAAGTAACCCTCAGCTTGCATATTAATAGACTCTTCTGCTTTAAGGTCATACCTACCGGCAACACCTTCTAGATCACCTGCTTCAAAAACAGATTTGGTAACTTGCAGCTTTTGGTAACCAGTAGCCTGAACAGCAGCAGCAGACTGCCTAAAATAATCTTTAGCATAGCAATAATCTTGACCTAACACAGCTCGGTGGTGTGATCCAGACTGTAAAGAAATCAGTTTACTAGCTTGTACCCAAAAATGCTCCGTAATATTGGTACACGTAGTTAGCACTTGTTTTAATGATTTACCTTGAAAACTAATCACAGCCGAATTAACAGACAACACCGGTGTGCGGATGTCAAATTGGCTAGTAATATCAAACCTAGCTAAAGGTTGTAAAACAAACCCAATAGCAGTCGTGTTTTGGTGACTAATTCCAGTACCATAATCTTTAGCTAACACGCCAGCAGCTTTAGCCAGATCAGCTTTAAGCTCTTGCATCAAGTCAGAATAAGTGTTGAGATCTTCTTTAAGGGTGCTCATGCTATACCTTCACTAGTAGGTACTAACGGGCCGCCTGACAAAGTATTGTCTGCAGCAGTAGTATCAACACCATCTTTGCTGGCCGTAGTCGGTTGGTCAGCAGTAGTTTCAGCAGCGGGTTTACTAGGCAGCCAGTCTAAAACAGACTTAATAGCACTGCTTAAGTGCACGGAATCCAACAGACTAACTAAGCCTAAAGTCCGAGCACTACTTTCTTGGCGGTAACCATATATGTCATCACGCATAGCCCGCAGTTGCATCTGGTAGTCTTGTAAACCAGGTTCAGGTAAGCCGTTAGCTAAATACAAATCGTTGTTAGATCCCCTGGGGTTAGTAGTACTTTGCAGACCAAACAACAAGTCATACGTACTCAACACATCCTGAAAACCCGTTTCTATAGTAGTAGTACTAGTATCTGCTGGTTGAGGGAAAACAGGAACCACATTACTGTAAGACTGCTCGGTTGAGTAACTCTCAGTAGCTAAGTAAGTATCTAAATCCACTGCAGTACCTTGAGGGTCAGTAGCTACAAAAGCAACCGGGTTACTAGAACTTAACGTAACGCTGTAACTACCAACACCTCCAGTAGGAGTTAAGGTACCGGTGGCATCCGGGCCGTACAACGGAAAAACCTTACCTTCTACAGGGTTACCTAAAACATCAGTAACCTGCAAGTTAATCCGATTACCAAATTGTTTGTCTGCTTTTAATAGACGAGTAGTACCTTTAGGAGGTTGTTGTTGTAAGGATAAAAACTGCGGATCTGCAGTTTCAGCAATTTCTGTCAAACGCAGGTCCTCAGCTTGATACCACCCGACAACATTTATACGTGTGTTGCCAGTAGCTAGAATAGAATCTCTATCAGAACCAGACAGCCAATACAACGCTAGCTGCTTTGCATTTCGTGCACTTTGAGAAGCTGTAAGTATAGAATCCCAAGTTGACTGTATGGAGTAAGCGTCATAGCTAAGAGCTAAGCTACAAGCTAGTTGGTACTTTAAATCAAAATAAGCTGTAGAAGCATAAAAAGTATCCAACGGTAAGCGTAACACCGTTTCAGGTTGTGCATTCAAGAGTTCGACCGCTTTTAGGTAACCTTCTACAGCTGAAGCCTGTAAAATTAACAATCCACCGCTGGGTTTAGCCAAGCTCAAGCAGTTACTTAAAGCTCTAGTAATAGACTCCCTATGAGCCTCAGTTAACAAAGGAAAGCACAAGTAAAAAACAGAATCCTCATATTCACCTAAAAAGACCCTCAATGCCAGCTGATTAGTCTCTAGTGGTAGTTGCTGTCTACGTAACTGGTAGAGCTGTGTTAACGCTGCTCCACTAGTGGCTTGATTTATGGTAGTTAAAGTTGCAGGGATAACCGCTAAACCCGAAAGGTCTAACGCTGAATAAAGCTGAGTCAGCCGATCAGTAGCATTACCTACAAAGCCCAAGTCCTGCCAAACTACACCTACCAAAGAACTCAGTAGCTCAGTAGGCGTAACATTAGGGTTTAGTTGAGTTGCATAATAACCTAATGAACCCAGCACGTCAGCATACTTATAGTCTGGAGGGTGCTGAGGGTTAGGGCTACGGTAGGGCCAAATATCATCATAAGAATAAGCAGCCCATGCTTTAGTAGAGTGCCTAGTAAGGGTACTCTTAGCAGCATCACGATACTGACAATTAACTAAACACTCAAACAACCCCTTACCTAGCAAATAATCTCGATAGTGTAAAACTGTAGGGTTAGCAGCTTTAGACCAGCTAGCTAAATACTGGCTAGCTAGACGAAATAAAGCAGAACGCCCCTTCAATAAAGCCAGCAAATACTCTCGGTTAGACTCCCACCTAGAATTCACCTCAAATCCAAGCTTGAGGTTACCTGAAGCAAAAGGAAACTCAGCTAGAGGCTTGGATCTGAGAGACATAAGGAAAATAAAACTGCTGGGTTGGTAAATGACCTAAAGCTACTGGAGCATATGCCTGACCTAACAAACCAGCTAAAGAGGCAGTAGCAGAACCTAAATCTAGTATAGTGGTGTGTGTAATCCTTTGAACAGAAACTGTCAAGAAAGACAGCAAGTCTCCTGTGAGCAAACTCAAAAGCTCTGTCTTGAGAATAGGTTGTTGCTCACTAAACCAACGGACTAGATAAATAGGATCAAGCTGCTGGCTAGCATCAAACTCCGCATAACCTAGATACTCAGTTACTGCAGTAAGATCTTCACGTTGCCCTGACCATAATTCTCGCAAAGGCTCTTCAAGCTGAGCTAGACCGGGGTCTACTAAAGCTACTAGTTTTACCAAACCATAAACACTGTGGTTTACCCACTGCTCTAAAGCTACTACCCACTCATCTGCTTTAAGTAAACCATAACTAGTTAAAAGGCTTTCTAGTGCTAGCTGCGGGTTTCCATTAAAGTCACCCTGACCAGGAAAAACATAGTAAAACGGAGTAGTAACACGACTAGACAAAGAAATATTCATCAGGCCACACCTGCATCTAACCTAGGAAATAGTTCAGGATGCACAGGAGGTAATTCTTTAGTATCTACATAAGGAGGCAATACTTGAGGAGTAGCAGGTGTGTACTTACGAGTACAAGCTTCTAGTAAAGCTGCACGACTGGTCTTTTTAGCTCCTTTAGGAGCAGTACCTAAAATCTGTTTAAGCAAACGACTAAACAAGTTCAAAGGGTCCACAGCATTCCACAATAGTAACCCTAAAGAATCCTTAGGAGCTAAAGCACTTAAATACTGACCACCTAGCCCTAATAAGGTGCTTTCAGCCGCACTAGCTGACAACGCCACTTTACCAGTTTTAGGGTCATAACTAACAGGCCCTAAACTCAAACCTGATTGATCATTACGCAGTTGTAAAAAGTCAGGAAGCTGGGCATTGGCAGTACTCAAACCATAATCAAAAGCTTGAGCCGCCAAAGAGTTACCTACTACTTTTAGTTTCCCTACATCGAAAAAACTAGTACCTTTTTCTACGTAAATCTTACCTGTACTGTCTGTACGTACATACATACCAGGACCTAAAGCCTGCTTGTCTAAAGGTTTTATAGTACCATCTTCAGCTTTAGCTAAGTCTTTAAAAGAAACGGTTAGTCCACCAACCCACAAGCCCTCAACACTAGACCTAACTTGTGCAAACCCAGGTTGGGTTTGATTTAAGCCCGACAACCCTGAGTCCACTAAGGTACTAAAAACCTGACTGCCTACATAAACTTCTGACTTGGAAGGATTATAACTAACACCACCTACGCCTATACTTTCAATACCCTTGCCGTCTGCAGTGCGAGAAACATTCAGCTGAGCATAACCAGGTAAGTATTTATTAATCTCACCTAAAGCTAGATCTAAACCTCTAGACAACAACGTGCCCAACAAGTCAAAGTTTTTCTTACTAGTCCCTTTTATAGCCTCTAGGTTTTGCTTAACACAAATATTTATCTGAGAGTTTCGGGCCATTTCGGCCTCAGCTGCCCACCATTCATCTTCAGCTCGCTTTAGTACTGCTTGTTGGAATTCTTTATTTTTAGGTAAAGTTTGCTCACCCCACAAACAGAATTGCGGAGGCTCTGGTCTAGGTACAGTAGGGTTTGAATCTGAAGGTATAGGTGCTACTAAGTCTTTAGACTGCTGAAGCAGTAAAGAAAACTTACGGCGGGTTTCTTGAGCTTCTGCTGAGAGCCCATTAGCGTTAGCTTTAGCAGTACGTTGTGTTATTGATCCATTAGTAACTACTTTGCAATCAACTTTTTCTACTACCGTCCCTAATGGAGTAACAAAAGTATGAGCACCAGCGTGTCTACTCATTCTACTAAAAAGGCTGCGTGTACTTGAGCATAACCTGAATAACCAAAACGAACAGCTTCAAGAGGTACGGTAATAGGTAAAGGCTGTAAAGTAACACCTTCTGAAACCATACCTGCAGCTGGAGCTAAAGACCGTTTAACGTAATTAGGTAAGCGCCCTAAGTGTGGCCTAAAGCTAGTTATATAAGGCCTACCTGAATCACCACTTTCAAAAGCTACGGTTACTGCGTCTCCATAAGACAACGTAGTTTGAGTACCTATACCGTTAGTAGAAGCGTGGCTAGTGGCGTTGTTAGTGACTGTATAAGTGTAACCTAAAGCTGGAATAAAAACTTGAGCGGTGCCCGCTAAGTGATCTATAGGCGTTATTGCACACACTACACCATAATGCGTGGCATTACGTTTACCATCATAATAATCACGCTGCTCTAAATACCTAGGGCGCGAGTTTAGGTCTAGGTGTGCGCTCATCAGAAAGGACTTAACAGTGCTAATTCAGTGTAATAACCTTCTTCTGCGTCGTTATATAGGTGAGTAATACCCTCTACACGCCACACGTTTTCGGGAGCTGGTACAAACTGCAAAAGGTTGGCTTCATCCTTAGGCTCTTGTCTGCTAAACGATAAATTACAAAGCTGCTTAGCACCCGTGGTGTTGCCATCCACTTTAACCTCTAGCGGTTTTTTTAAAACTTCAGGGCCTTCTATAGCTATATTTCCTTTACCATCGGTGTCCTTTATTTGTTGGTCGATGCTGCTATCTATAGCCACAAAAGCATTTACTTGATTCACTAACAGCCGACGCTCTTCTTTTAGTCGTTCAGGCTTTTGCGGATCAAACGGTACCCAAGTAGAGCCAGCAATTTGTATGGCTTCACCTGGGGCAAAAGAAGGGTCACCTACCAACTTACAACTAGCTGCTCTTAAATCCTTAGCTAGCTGCCGAGCGTACTTAATAGCTAAAGCCCCTACAGAAACCGCATCAGTAGCTGAAGGGTCTACTACTGTATAGTAAGTAGCTGGGTGGGGAATAGGGTTACCTTGATCTTGCAGCACCGGTGGTACTGAGAGTAAATGAGTAGCTAGGGTATTACTCGAAGTGCCGTCTTTTTGGTTAGTAACGATAATATTAGTCCTTAAGCCAATAGCAGACCGTTCTTCACGGTAGCTTAAACACATCTGCCTAAGATCAGGCACTACACCATTAGGGTACATCCGGTAGTAGTAAACCCGATTGAACCTCAAAGGATCGTCAAAACCAGTAACGTCCGTACCTCTATTTACATACCAATATTCACCTGACCGGTGATCAGCAAACATTTCTGTAGGCCAAGGCTCTTGGTTAGACAAGTACTTAATAAACTCAATAGGCACTCGCTCAGAAACCTGAAAATTAGAAGTTATAGATCCGGGTTCATATGCTTTACGCCCACTCAAGATATTAAACTTCAGTCCAGGATAAGGTAACCGGCCGTTCTTAGTACTAGCACCTAACAACCCCACCCACTCAGACTTAGAATCATACTTAGAATAAGCTTTCAAAGAATCATCAGGATCAGTTTGATTACGTTCAGCAGTTGACTTTAAATTACCTTCAATACCTACTCCTCGTACAAAGCTGCAAGGCCCACTTATTTCCTTATCATTAACTACAGCAGTAGAATCACGTAAGTCTCCTACAGCCCGTCGAGCTATAGCCAGAATCACAGCTGATCTAGTAAGAGGGCCGGTGGTCTGAACACCTTCTTTTGAACCAAATGTTTCTGCTAAACCAGATGAAGTACTACCAGCAACACGGGTATTATCATCAGAATTGTAAGTACCTAATGAATCCATCAAGTACTTCATTCGGTCCCTAACCTGAATAAGCAGGTTTGTACCGTTACGGTTAGTACCAGTAACAGTAATAGTATCCACGCCACCTACAAAAACCCTTAGCAGTCGGTTTTGTTCTATATCTTTTTCTGTAACAGGCCGTAAAGTATCAATGTAACCTAAGTAAATGCAGATTTCTACAGTAGGCCTTAATGGTATTTGGTAGTTTACAGCAGCAGGCGCTTGAGCCGTACTAGCAACCGCACCTTTAGCCGTAACTACACTTCGGTTAGCAAAACCCGCTATACCCTTAGCTGCTCGGATCGAAGGGAAACCACTCCCTAAATCGTCAGCATTAATGGTGCACTGCACTATAGCAGTACTAGAGCTCCAAAAACGATTAACGGTAACTTTGGCTTTGGTAACCAACCACTTAGTAACCCCTACAGGTTCCATATTCCTGATAAGGATCTTGCCTGCTATATCCGTAATTACACAAACAGGTATATAACCGTTGCCCTTCATGTGGCAGTTATCTCCCAACTTAGCGTCATAAGCCGGAGCCATTAAGCGTTGGGTAGCGACCACAAAAAAAGCTGCAGGGTTAACTGCAGCTTAGCTTATTTCACTTACCTAAGTGGTAACTAGTTAGTAAAATAGCTAGACCAATCAACCAAAGCGTTACTGTTTGAGGTAACACCTAAAGAAGGAATGTTTGCGTAAGTTCGGTTGGGATCAGCCGTAACACCAGGAGTAGCACCGGCCCTGGAAAAATTATTACCAGTGTTTAGGATGTTCTCATAGTGGTAACCTTCACACAACCCCTCAATACGAGTAGCAATAACTGACCTACCAGCCATTACACCAATAGTAACTGAGTCAGGCTTACAATTTTGCAGGTGGTACCGACCGGTTGTTTCCCGAGTGGAATGCAGCGGACGATTAGCTCCTGTTAGGTATTCACCAGTACGAGTGGCATTAGAATTAGAGATCCCGTTAGCTTGTTCAGTACTCAGGTTAGGAGCGTAGACTTCAAAAGTAAGTTGAAGTCTAGGGCTGCGATCAGGCCGCATCTCACGACCCATACTAGAAAAACCAAAGACATCCTGCATGATTGCAGTGTCAACCATGCCTCGTTCCAGAACCCAACCAAACTGGAATTCACCGTCTAGTAAACGGGGAATACGTTGGTTCATTTCCATATACGGTTCGGTAGCATTCCGAATTGTTAGCTGAAAACTAGCAAAACGGCCTACCAGCACTTGTCGACCAGTAGCTTGATCTAACGCGAATACGTCAGCATCAAAACCCTGCATCGGGTCAAGAATAGCGTTATTCGTAACAGTCCTATTTCAGGGTTGTGTCATCTAAAGTACCTCAGAAACCTATAGTGGAACCTACATCTACCGAGAAGGTTTCTGAAAGGTCTCTGATAACGTTGACCTTAAAGAAATCTGCAGGGAAAACGGGTGTTACTCTAATGGTAATGTAAACCTTACCTGAAATCATATCAGACTCAGAGTTGTTCTCTGGTCCACAAATAGTAGGAGCAACTCGAATAAAATCACCATCTCGCAGGCCAGTAGCTAACCGAGCATTTACAGCTGCAGAAATACGGCGCTGCAGTTCACGAGTATTAGGCTCTGATCTTACCCACTGAAGAGCAAAGTAAAGATCAGCCATCAGTTGGTCCATAATGCGACGAACTGAACCATACCGCTTGTTGGTATCACTAGAAGTAGTAACACCATTCAGGAACTTAAAGGCCCGAATACCTGAGTCATAAATCAAAGCTTCTGCATGTCCGGCAGAAATAGTTTCCAGGTACTCACTAGTAGACTTAGTGTCTACTGAAACCACGTTAGGAACTACTACTGAACCAGAAGTAGAAGCCAGAGAAATACGGGGCGGTCGGATAGCCATCAAAGCAGCCGCCTTGAGAGAAGAACCTACCCGAGGGTAAAGGTTACCATCTAGTGCCCTAGAAGTAGCATGACCTACTGTTAGTAGAACACGCTCAGAATCTAAACCAGTAGCCAACGCAGCAGCTTGACGAGCAGGCAAACCTGGAGCTGGTTCAAAAATACCTAACCGCAAACCTAACTGAACAGTAGCTGATTCGATGTCTGCTTTTATCCGAGTAAAAACTTCATCAAAATAACCATCTCCGTAGGTCAAACCAGGTAGCGTTACAAAAGCTACGTCTTCGTTAGCCAGCTGCTCTGCAGCAGCCAAAAAGCCTCGCTTACGTGCTTCTACAGAAGAAAAAGTAGTAGGGAAATAGTCACTAGCTCCAGTAAGAGGAACTGAGCGAATAAAAGCCCCAGCCTGAGCAGAAACTGAAGTAGTACCAGTATTAAAAATAGAAGACTGCTGTCCCAACGGTGGTGCTTGACGCAGCGGCTGCAGCAGATAAGTATCAGCAGTGGGACTAGTACCTACAGCAGCCTCCAAAACAGGAATAAAATAAGCCCTGATCAATGAGGAATTAGCAGTAGCTAAGTAAACACCATTGCTGTCTAGATCACTGTTTGACAACCGATAGCTTTCAGGAGCACTACCGTTAACGTTGCTATCTACTACTGAAAGATCAAACTGAGCGGCAGTAGCTGAAGTGGTCCCAGGCGTAATGGTAACCTGAATAGAATTACCATAAACACCAGGGCTAAGAGCTTGAACTCTTAGCAAAGGACGCCCGTTAAGAGCGTAGAAATCCCGATAAGCAAAAGTAGGACCTTCAAAACCGTTTTGAAAAGCCGAGTAGACTCCATAGCTAGCAACACCAAAAGCGGTGTCTGTAGCACCTTTAAACAAAATGTCTAGTGCAGAACTGGCAGTACCTACCGCGTAGCGTACTACTCGGTAGTAAATCCGGTTAGCTTCTATACCAATTAGCTTAGAAGTAAGTGTGAAAGAATAAGGAGGAACCAGCAGGTTGGATTCTGCATCAGCTACTAGAGAATTAAAAACAGCGTTGCTGTTAATAGCTGTTTCTAAGGAGCGCAAGATAGTAGCTGCCGAAGTACCAGCAGTAAAAGCACCTGCACCACTAGCAGTAGTAGAACCTACCGTAAGAGCTGAACGGGCAAAAGAAACAGAAAAGTGTCCGCCTTTAATCAAGGCAATAGAAGATTGAGAATCAGCACCAAACTGAATCTGCAAACCTTCATCAGTACCTGTACCAAAGTTCTCCAGCGGCAACACCGTCGCGGCTAATAACCCAGCAGAAGGAGCTGTTAGATACCCAAATCGACGGTAAGTGCCACCACCATCAACAGGTAACACTACATAAGCATCAATCGGATAAGTACTGACCGTGTCGGTGTAGCTAACACCCGAAATCGAATAGTAAGTGTTGCCAGCTGTATAAGCAGTAATTGAACTAGAGTCAATAGCTTCGTAAGCATAACCAAGGATGTAGTTACCTTTGTTAGGGTTAAAGACAGCCATACCATTTACGGTAGTAGCTGTGGTAGCCGTTACGTTACGAACTACATAAGCATCTTTGGTAGCTGAATGGTTAATAACCGGGGAGGTTACTAGGAGTTCAGTAACAGTATTAGCTGTACCGGTACCACTACCCACACCAGTAGCAGTAAAGATAGTACCTACAGTATTAGCGGCAGCACCTATCAGAGTAAAGTTGGTGCTACCTACACTAACAATCTCGTAACTGGTTCCTACCACAAAGGAAGCGGCCGTTACGGAAGAACCTACTAACCGCAGAGAATAACCAGGGCGAATAAACGGCTTAACTACTGAGTAGTTATGACCCGTAGAGTCTGCTTTATCCAACAGCACGTATTGATAAGCATCAATAGCCGCTGCAGCTGTTTCTACCTTTACTACGTTAGTAGCAGTAGAAACTGCAGTGGTACGTGTGCCGGCGTCTACGTAATCAGTAACGTGCAGCTGCAAGTTAGCTCGACCGTTAAGAGTCGAGTGATTAACCTTAGTAACAGCACTTTTTACACGTTCGTTTAGGTCCCTGCGAACCAAAGCAGAAGAAACGTAATTAAGCTCTACTGCTAACCCCACAGTGTAGTTAGTAGTATCAGGCAGCACAGAGGTGCTAGGGCTAACACTTTCATAACCCACTACAGGCTCTAGGTCCGGATTACCTGCACCTAGATAAAAAGTAGCAGAACCGGCGGTAGACTGCGGAACAGCTCGGGCAATGGTGAAATTAGTAGCTCCTAGGACTAGAGCATCTTGAATTTCTAAAGAAGCTGCAGAAGTACTTTCACCGTAAAGACGTACGATTTCCTCCCTAGAAGAAACTTGACGCGGCTCTACAGGGCCTCGGGGAAACTCACCAATCACACCAATACGATCGCGCCACGGCCTAGTTTGTGGAGTAGGCCCGATGATTGATTCGGTGAAAGAAATATTAGGGTAGCTGAGATCTGCCATGGGCTTTCCTAGAAAGGACGTACTACGAGTTCAATGGTCAGTAAGACCCTGTCTATAAAAATACTACGTGGGTTAAGCAAAAAGACAAATCTTATTTGCTGTCCTCTGTAATTATCACTTGTGGAACAGGAAAAGTATAAGGACTATCTGGCAGTGCACTAGTGCCTGAGTTGTTTAGTCCAGGTTCTTGGATGTCGTACTCAATGCACATATAAGCTGTATGAAAAACCACGTTGGATCCTTCTCGGATCCAATTACTGGTGGGGTAGTCAACGTAAAGGATATTAGGGTTACGGTGGTAAAAAGGATGCAATATAGGAATGTTTCGGATCACAAAACGTAATAACGGCATGTAATCACGTAGGATCTCTTCACCTGGTAAGATTTGTACGTTCAGTACAGACTGTTCTGTTTGAAAGTAAACTCGATCAGGCAGCAAAGACTGCTGAGGCTCATCAGTAATCTGAACCAACTCACCGTGAGGGATGTTAGTAGTGAGGTCTGTTTGGCTTACTAAGTCAGACTTTATTTGTATAGGTGCGTTAAATACTGTGTCTTGGTAGTAAAGCTGAACTATGAGCCGTATTGTAGCTGCGACTGCAGCTTGACCTACAGCGCCTATTTGAGCAGACTTATGCTTTTCATCAAAATGCATAGATTTATCTGCTATCAACCGAGAATAAACCCCACTGCTCAGTTTATAACCTGAATGGTAAGGAAAAACAGACAGCGTCAGTCCAGGTTCTATTAGCTCTAAACCACCAAACAACCTCCAATTTTGAATTAGTACCTGACTAGTAGGCGTAGCCTCGTTTACTATTGCCGGGTAGTAAATACCGGGGTTTTTAATCAAAGGGTGAGTAGCTATAGCGTTAAGCAAAGCCCGACAAAGCTGCCGCTCGCTGGCATAAAGACTCATAAGTAAAAAGGATCTTCTATGGACTTAGACTCATCTAAAATAGACTGCCACAACCTGGGGGTCGGTCTTTTTACTACGTAGGCTTGTTCTTTTTTTAATACGCCGTCTACTACACCACCAGTACCGTTCAAAGGATTTTTGACTCTTATAGATTTAGGGTTGCTGGAGTACAAAGTAAGATCCCTCATACGGTTACCAGTAGCAGTTTCTATGTCTGCTGGTACTTCTAGTATATCTAGCACTACGTGAGTAATAACCGTAGAATTACTCCACGCTATGAGTTCTACAGCAGACGTAGGTCCGGCTGCAGTAGGAGGATCATTACGTATTAAGGCTCCGGTCACCCTAGTGTTTACATTTAGCTCAGCTAGTGCGTTGAGTAATGCTAAGGATACTTGTGAATACCTATCAGCATCTAAAGCAGCTTGTGCTTCTGGGTCTGTGTCGTACAACCTAGGAATGTCTACAGTAACCTCAGTGGCTAATTCAGCTGCACTCAACGTAGGCTGCCAAGGTTGTACCCTAAAACGCAGGTGAGCTAAATCTTCTGGTACTGTAGGTTCTTTAGAAAGTACATTCCTAAAGTAAACCACCACGGGGTCGTAGTTTTCAGCTATAGAACTAGCACTACTGAGTTTGTTGTACCGCAGCACTACCATACTGCCGTTAACCGGATAAGTATTAAGTGAGCTGCCATGGTTACCCCAAATAAAAGGTGACCGGTTTACAGGCCAATCAGGAGTAGTATCGGGCCCTGTTAACAGTAGGATTTCAACTTTAAGGTTTATTGAGTAAGCCAGCATCCCAGGCTGCGGGTTACGTGGGTAAAAGACTAGTTGGTGGTACTGAGTAGCATTAGGGTTAATAGGATTTGTTAAGTAAGGACCAGAAAGGTCAGCCGCAGCTAGTAAAGCAGTATCTGGGTTCAAAACAATCTGAGAGTTCATATCGTCCGCTACTGCGTTGACTATCTGCCACGTACTAACACTACCTGTGTAGTCAGCTACCCTAGACCAACTATTAGAAACCCCAGGAACCTGCCACTCAACCCGTAAAGTTTTACCATTAGGGATGATTAAGTCTTTAGGTTCAAAGTAAAAGCCTACTGGTAAGTCTTGCTCTGATTCAGCTGGAGTCTGTACCGCGGACTCAGACAGCTGGTAAGTTTCTACTATACGATCTAAATCGGCTAGAGCGTTTTTCTCAATTATCTGAGCATGTTCTGCTTGTTCTTTAACCTGCGACAGCTGAGCTATCAAAGTGGCGGCAGTTAAAGCAGCAGCTACACGCCTAATACCATCACTAAACAAATTACGGTTAGCTAAGCCGGTACCAGTAGGAGCTCGGGCAGCATCATTAAACATTATTTCTTTAACTGCTGCTAAACCGCCAAAAAGAGGAAAGTTATCTTTCCTTCGTTTGGCAGCAGCCAGAATCAAAGCTATTCGAGGGTCAGCTTGGCTGGTAATTATATTAAAGATTTCTAGAGTAGTCCTTCTTTGCAAAAGCAAAGAATAGGCCCGGACCATCCGGGCCATATCAGCTAAGTCTTGAGACTCTGCTTCTAAATCAGCATCAGTTAAAGACTGAGCATCAACTGCAGGCGTACCACTACCTACTCCATCAGCTGCTGGGTAAGAAAAACGATCAGCAAAGCTAAAAGTGGTAGCCATAAACCCTCAGTTATTTGTCAGTAACTTCGACTGAAGCCCCAGAATCTTTAGTAACCTTAGCTTTAGTCTTAGGTTTAGGAGCTGCTGTCAGTGCGTTAAGTAAAACTTCACCATCAGCAGCATTTTGTTTGTAAATGTCCTCAATAGGAGCTACTGTATTAGCCGCTAGAGTGCCATCGGTTTCGACAGTTTCTGCCGGTGGGACATACACCCCGTCTTCTTTAGAAGGTACCGTAGGCAATGTCCCGTCCGAGAAAAAACCACCAGGAACAGACTGCTCTTGAATAGCAGGTGCTGATTCTTCTTCTAGGTGCTCAATAACGATAAATTTGTCACTGTACGGACCAGCCAGAACGGTAGCCCCATCTTCATTAGAAAGAAAGGGCCGATCGCCTGCTTCTACCTTATAGCTACGACCCGATACGAAAATCGTACACGGAGCTAGAGCTTTAAGACGATAAGACATGTTCAATTAGCAGGGTTAAAAAACAGATTTACGGATTAGTCAGATTACCAGTAGCATTCAGCACACTACGAGCGGGCGAGAGCACGTAAATATTAGCTGCCGTTACCGGAGTGATGTTTACGGTCTTGGTACCCGTAGTACCTGTATAAGCAGCACCCAAAGTAATAACACCTGTGCTGGAGTTATAACCAGTAGCAGCTAACGTAGCACTGTCAATTTGCAGCAAGTTAGTATTAGTAACAGAAGCTGCAAGGTCAGCCATAGTAGCCCGACTAGCTGCAGCAACAGTAACTGAAGTACTACCGTTAGTAAACGTAGCAGTTATAGCTTCAGGCAACACGTGGTAGTAAATGCTAGCAGTTACCAGCTCCAAAGAAGCAGAATCCCGCAGCAGCGCTTTAGAATTAGAAGAAACGTACGGGGGGTACTGATTCTCAATATAAATACGCTTTTCTACTTGCTCTACGGTAAAGTTAGCCGAGGCAACTTTAGCGATGTTTTCACCGCCCCAAGTACGGTTTTTACCAGACTGGGCAGGGCTAGCAGGAGCTTCGAACGAAGGGTCAATAGCACTCCAAGCTGTACCGTCATAACGGTAAAAAGCGGTGGCGGAGAAGTACTCACTGTAGTCAACAACTGAACAATAAGCATCACCTGCAGCTACTGCATCGCCGTTCAAACGAGTAGTAGGAGCCGAACCACCCAACACTACTGGAATTAGTGCACGGGTAGGATTAAGGTAAACCCTACGGTTAGTAAAACCATCAGGAGCGCTAGTGGAAGGTGCTACGGACACGTTAACGCTGCTACCCAAAGTAGCAAGCTGACCATCAAGGTAAGCAGTACCTGCTGAAAAACTTACGGTAACTGCTTGAGGGGTAGCTGAAGGGGCAGTAGCTACTAAGGACCAACTAGCTACTAGACCAGAGTTAACAGAAGAATAGGGGTAATAAGAAAGACCACCCTGACGACCAGTAGGGTAAAGGTCCTTCCAAAACCTGAAGCCGGGAGCGCCGGTAATAGGAACAGTAGGCATCTAGAGTCTCCGTAAAAGGTCAGGTTAAATGATCAGAATGTACCGTAGTTGACGTTAGCCTCAAGGATCAGCGAGCTGGTGAGGTCATTAGGTTCACAAACAGTCAAGTTAGCAATCCAATGGGGGTACACAGCAAAAGGCAAGAACGCGTCACCCATTTGCATAACCCGACCCGGAGGAGAAGGAGGTGCAGCATCAGGGCTGGTACGCATATAAATGCCAGCAGTACCGTCAGGCGCTTCACCCACGCAGTGTTGAGTCATACCCAAAGAAGCACCACCACCTTGCATATCACGAGGAGCTACCAGCGCTACTTTGTTAGCAGGCCAGTAAACTTTGATGGTGTTAGTAACAGGATCACGGTACAAACCGTTAATCTCTCGAATACGCAAACCAGCAATAGAAGTCAGGCGACCACCTGGACCAAAAGTAGCCCAACCAGCAGGCAGAGCACCTTGAGAAGCACCGACTGCTGCATTACCTGCTACCGAACCAGCTTGGTTAAGTACCATCAAACCAGGTAGACCTTGGTAAGCCTTAAGGTACTCGTTAGTAGACTGAATAACAGTCAGCAACTGAGGAGACATAACAATCTCCGTAAAACGGTTTTTGTTAGTCAGCTCTAGGTATTGAGCAATCAGTTGAATACAACGAATGATGTTAGCTCGGGGGTGAGTCCAAGGTACACCAAAGCGATCATCCGAAGAAGTAAAGAAAGCAGCTTCGGTACGACCTGCATCATTAACCAAAGCGGTAGCTGCAGTATAAGAAGTACCAGCAATAGTTTGAGTAGCACCAGCAGCTACTGCACCATTCCAGCCTTTATAGCTAAAGAAATTCTGGGCCGGGATATTGGTACTTACGTTAATACTTACACCAGTACGAGGATCAGTGTAGTTAATACCACCCAACAGAGTCTTGGAACGGAAAAGCTCCTTAACGCGCATGTGGCGGTTAACGAGCTTCTGAACCCGACGAGACACAATCTCAGCAGGTGACCACTGTTGATTTACAGTGCCCGGCTGGCGAAGTTGGTTAATAAGAGCTTGTTCGATAAAGTCTTCTTCCCGCACTGAAGCAGGAGTTACGCGCATCGAACGAGTCCGGTCGGGCTCTACAAAACCACCACCAGGAACACCAAAACGAACAATAGGCATAATGCCCAGACCTTCGATGATCTGTTCGATCACGATAGTCCGTTCGTTAATAGTAGTATCTGGGAAAAGGTCTTGTAGGCCACCAATTTCCACAGTCTCAAAAGATCGCGCCAGCATAGTCAGCTGCAGCGAACCTAGAGAAGGAATATCACCTGTATACGCGTAAGGAGTAGTCTCAGCCTGAAACTCTAGAGCCATTTGTTTGCCTCGAAGGGATTAAATAGAAAATCAGACTTGAGCAGCCCGAGCTTGGTTAGCAGCTATAATATGAGCATAAGGGTTTTCTTCAGCAACTCCAGCCGAATCTGCCGCAGATTCTTGAGAACCTTTAGGCTCGCTATAAACTTGCTTGTTATCGCTAGACAAAGTACGAAGCAGACCCATTACCTGCTCAGCCTGAGGCTCAGAAAGTACTTCTTGACGAAGCATTTCAGAATACTTTTCTTTAACAGGAGCAGCTAGGTTCAGCGAAGACACTTCAGACAAACGCTGATCCAAAGCCTGAGCTTTCAGACGAGCACGGGTTTGAGCTAGTTCAGTTTTTGTACCTTCCAGTTCACCTCGAAGGGTTTCTACTGCAGTTACTAGTTCAGTAAACTTTTCGAGATCAACTGCACTAGCAGCGACCTGAACCGGAGCAGTTTCAGTGGCCATAACATCAGAATCAGGGTTAGCTAAAACAGAAACGGCAAACAGCGTAGGGGCTGTGCCATCAGACTCAGAGAACTGTAGGTGTTCCCCAGCCTCTACACGAGGCATACGAGTCAAGAACGGTGTGTTAGTAAGTGCAGCACCTACTAATAGAGTACCAATAGATTCGCCAGTTTCTTTAGAGTTTGCATCACGCACAATC